ATAATGGGCTATACACCTCAGGTATCTGCTTGACTGTTCCGCCGGCACCACCAAATCCACCGCCAGATAATATTTGAGCGGTTTTCTTCATACCGACACTTGCAGTTGCGTGAGAGTTTGGCGTTAACGCATTATTATTTAGAGGACTCGACCCATCACGAAAAAGCCCTTGTTCCACTTCTTGCGAAAGAACCCCACGGCGATAATCAGATATTCCTTTAACCATTTGAGAGGATACTTTCGGTATCTCAGATCTTCCAGAAAGATAAGCTTCACTCTTCGATGGTCCAGTCCATAATCCAGAAACTCGATCAATAGGCATTTTATATTTTCCTCATTAACCTATATATCACATTATGAGCAATATTATATTCGTCGTGAGATATATCCACCAACGGCGAGAGGTTTTTCTCTGTTCTTAAACCCTTGCTCGATGACTAATGGATTATTTGTGGTAAATCCCTTTGTTATGATAAACTTATAGGCTATATATGCGTTTAGAGCACTCATTAAACCATCGTTAGCTGATCCACCTTTTACATAATGAATACTTGGATCGCCAAATCTTGATATGCTTGGTTTTAATTCCATAGAGGAACAATGATCTATAAGCCACGCAATTCTTTCATAATCTCCTAATGGGAACTTAATATTTCCGCCTTTTAACAAATCTATAAACTCGCCTATATAATGATCTCTATCAAAAACAATTTCCTTTGGAAAAGTATCAGTTCTAAACTTAACAAAATCATTAAGCTTGCCACCAGCACATCGAGAAACTAAATATCTATCACCATATTCTGTATGCAATGTTTGCGAAAAATCATTAGAATATCCGATATCACCGACGCAAAGATTAACACTATATTGCCTCATAAGCTGATCGATGAGCTCTTTTTTACTTGCTGGATCATTTCGCTTAAACTTCAATGCAAACTCAATAGATAATAATTTTGGACCTTTGACTAACATAATAGTAGCAACACTATATGATATTCCGATAGATTTAACTTTATCAGGATTTGCCGCCTCTTCAAGATTAGCTCTTAATCCATAATCTATTCCCATAACAACTATTTGATCTTTGTTTGGCTCTATTCGTGATACAAATCTTCTCTCGGGCTCTCCGCACATTTCTCGTATTTCTTCTGGCGTTATTGGCGATGCATCACCCTGATAAAATTCACCAAGCACCTCATTATGAAAAACTCTCTCTGTATTAATTGGATGAACCCCTGGTTCCTCACCAAGTATATCTTCTTTTTGGAACCGTGGCATATATAACTGGTTAAGATGAAAACCAATCATTCTGCACTCTGGGTCATTTTCATCTCTTAATGCAAACCACTTTCCTCTTTCCGCAGCATCCCTTTTATCTTGTTCTTGTCCGCAATGAGGGCACTGAACAATATACCCATGTAGCCAAATCTTTTTCCAGCTATCCGACCCTGGTGTATATAATGGAAAATATTGATGACATTTTTCGCAACCAAGATGATAATATTGCTGTGTGCTCGATTGCCACATTTTATGATAATCTGATCCCTTGCGACGGGGGGTTCCAAAATAAAACTGAACCCCTTTTGATGGCTTGCCATACTTAGATGCTGTTAATATTTTTAATGCATTTCCTATGGCAAGTCCGGGAATTTTCTGAATTTCATCAAAAAGCATAATGTCGCAGGAACGCCCCATTATGCGGTCAGAATCGATTCCTGTACTCTCAACCCATAAATGATTTCCGCCCTGAAACTGTTTAAAGGTTAATGAATCATTAGTTGACGATGATTGGTCAATTAATGACTGCATTAGCGATTTTTGTTTTGATCCTTTTTTTGCGTCAGGATTATCAACCTGGCGAGACATTGTTATCATTTGATTAAGCTTTGTTTTCGAATATGCCGCTGCGTGATCGAGCTGCGGAAAAGCATGAAGAACACGAATAGGTGGCTTATCTTTGTTGCCGAAAAGTCCGCTCCCCATAAAATACATTTCTAACGCACAAGCACAAATAGTTGCTCCAACCTGTCGTCCTTTGACCCATATTACTGGTTTCGCATTTGGTTCTAATGCTTTTATGCCTATGTATCTGTATATATCCATTAATGGGCGATAACCATTTCCATGAAGACGAAAGGGTTCACCTTCAAGCGTTAAATTGGTTTCGCACCAAGCACAAGGATCTATTTTAAGCAGATCTGCTTTTAATTTCTCAAATAAGTCAATTTTTTCAACTTTTTCTTGCGGCATATAGATTATATCTTCGCGGGCATTAGAATATGAAACGCATCGGTATTTGCTGGATCGGCATTATCAGAGGAAACATTTTCAACAATTCCTAATCCTTGAAACTCATTATCGTGGCAATGATTAGATTTCTCAACCAAATTAGCGTGGCTTACATATCTCACCAAATTATCATCTTCCCAATCACTCGCATCAGAAACATCATTTCCGTGTATTGTCTTCACTTTTAATATAATGGCAGGAATAGAATTATTACCTCTCGTACTCTTTATATGATTACGAATTGTTTCTTCTATCTGTGGATGTTTTTTAAAAACTATCGGGGTGACATCAACTTTTTTATCGATAACCGAGTTCCCATCGGCTGACGGCGCGGCGGTCTTTTTCACTACCTTCTCTTCCTTTTCATCCGACATCTTCTTGTTAAGATATGCGGTCCATCCACTTCTATTTTTCATATCATCAACCGCAGCTTGAACTGATGGATACTTTGACTTATTGCCGAGAACACTATTAATCTGATCAAAAAGATTTCGGTCGACCTCTCTCGATTGAACGGCAGATTTTTCAAGCGATTGTTGAAAGCGTTTTGCCCAAATGTCATCAATATTTTCTGAGTTTTTTGATATTTTCATAGATTTAGCTCTTAAATTGTTGTATCCATTCGGATTTATCCCAATTAAAATCTTCATCAAGGACATTTCCACGATCAAGCATCATTGGATAACCAAGATCAAAAAGAAATTGAGTTAATGATAATTTCTCTCTATCATCTAATTTGTATTTATCGCACGCTGCCGAAAAAAGTGACTCAATATCTTTCCCAGATGATACCATTCCATTAATCATTGCACGACCAATCGCTGATATAAATAGATCAACGGTGACAAAAATACCTTGGACACCAGTTATCTTCTGTGCCTCTTTAACAATACCTTCTTGTATATAGTCAGCTCTCTTTTTAGCAGGTTTCTTTGATTTCTTTATTTTTGTTAATCGATCGTGAAGTCTATTTATTCCATCCTCTATCTTTGATCTAATCTCTTCTATCTTATCTGCGTCCAGCTCACCATCTAAATCTAATCTCATTGCTTTTGATATTTCATTATCTAATCTTTCGAGATATGAAGCAGCTCGTTCAACGCCCGCACTATCAAATCCAGAGTGCTTTGGAACATCATCAAATCTTTCTTTTATCCAGACAACAAATCCTGTCGGTCCTCGTTTTGCCCAATCCCATTTTTCATTCTTTTTTGACTTTGCATCATTCTCATCATCTTTCTTTTCTTCTTTTACTTCTTCCGAAACCTCTAATTCAGGTTCTGGATCTGGTGTCCCTGGCGGTGCTCCCGGAATATCGGAGAGAGAGATAACAATATCACTTTCTCCATTATCAGAAACCTCTATTGGTGCATTAGAAACTTCAACCGGCTCCGCTTCATCCATAGAAACCTCAATAGGTTGCTCCATATGAGGCTCTTCGGAATAAATCGAAGGTCCTTGATCAACGATAAATAATTCTTGGGCTGTTTTCTCTAATGACATATGTGTTCCTCGAAGAATGATATTAACTATGCTTTCTTATTATTAGATTTTTAAGGATTTTCAGGAAAATTATTGTGAAGCGTATTTCCACTATCAGTTGTTCCATACCATTGTTGATTTGGAGCTATTGTGCTCTCTGGGTCTAAATCTTCCGGCGTCTCTATGCCATCAGGCAATCCAAATATTGCCGGCTCTCTTGGTGAAAGATATCTATCCAATAATTCTTCTAATTTTGGTTTCTTTTCTTCTTTCTTATATGTTTCTCTTTCTGTTCTATTGTCAACTTGGTCGACACCATAATTTAATTTATCTGTTGTTTTTCCGTCAAAATCCGTCCCTGGCGTATACTGATCTGTTCTCCCGCCTATCGGGACACTATCGCTATAACTTCCCATTTCATCGCCAGTTCCATAATCACCCTGCGGTATTGAGGTTATCTGCTCATCAATAGCAAAATCTATTGCTGTCTTCATAATTTCATTCATTATTGATGCTCTCACCCTCATTCTACTTATTCTTTCATTTCTATTTTTATCTGTATCCTCGATATATTGATCATCAGCCTTATATTTATTATTTAACCATTCTTTGGATTTACGAAACTCCTCTATCGATTTTATTTCATCCATATTCTTATATACACCTGTCCCTGGACCGTGTTTTGGTGGTCCAGAGACACCTTCGCAATCACAATAATCAAAATTACGATAAAACGGCTCTACAAATCTTGGTTGGACGATTATTGCTTTGTCTGATTTATATTGCTTTTGACCAGGTTTTGGTTCTTCTGTTCCTTGATAATAAGCTTTTTTATTTATCCAATCTTTATTATTCCATCCTTTATTTTCTATCCAGCCTTCATATATATTTTTTATTAATGGAATTATTTCATCTTTTGAAACATTACTTCCAATTCTATTGCGAAGAATACTCTCAAATAAATCTATCTTCTCGTGTGCCTTATTATATGTCATATGTTGATGCAACATCAAATAACATTCTATTAGCTCGTGAAAAAGATTGCACGCTAAATCTTTTGGTGAATTATCTTCTTCTATCCATATTTCATTGATTGGAATATAACCATAACGGGCACAATTTCCCCCGGTAGTATAGTCTATATCTATTTTATCTCTTAAAATCGCACCATTGACAATCCATACATCATAATTATCTATTCGTCCTAATTTCTCTTTTTTAATCTCTTTAAGTAAATCTTCATCAATCGGATGATGCTTATGCGTCCGCGTGCCAAATCTTTGATCTGATATATTGAATTGTTTTGTCATTTTACATATTTAAGATAATAAGGTTTCATATTTTCTGTTATTGGGACTTTTCTCCATAACTCCATTTTTGTTAAATTATAGCTCGCTCTCTCACCATCTTTCTTAAACGCATCATTTAATTTATCTATCATTGATTTTTTTGTTGTGGTCTTTCCTAATATATTTGGATTTCTTTTAATAAAATTAATTATACTCTCATCTATATCAAATCCTAATTTTGAGGAAAGGTATATAGAGCGGACTATTCTATTCTTATTTGTTGTTAATGTTATTTCTGGTGATAAGCAGGTTTTTATTTTTTTATCTTTTATATCTGCCATTCCTCTTTTCGTCTCATCTATTATATTCCTCAAATTAAAGTCTAATAATAACGCATTGCAGGTAAAATCTCGGCTAAACATCTCTTTTTGTAAATCTGTTGCTTTTTCTATTCCCATATTTTTTAATATTTGATCTATTCCGGGAACATTAAAATTGGATGAAAAATCTATCTTTATATTTCCGATAAATATTGTGCTATGTCCATCATCCATTATCTTTCGCTCTAAATTGTATTTTCTATTTAATATCTCCGCAAACTTTTCTGAAAGGGCAGAAACTGTCTTATCTCCTGTCGTCACATCGAGATCTGATATATTTTCTAATCGCCCCATATAACGATCGCGTGCAATCCCTCCACATAACAATGGTTTTGAGCTATTAGCCTCTTTGGCAGCATTTTGCATTAAAAGCAATAATTCTTTTAGCTTCATTGATTAGACTGGTTTTATTGGTTGTTTTATTGGTGCTGGCGCTTGTTGAACTGGTGCTGTTTGTTCGCCGACCTCTTTTAGATCTATTTCTGGTGTTTCCTTTTCTGGAACCTTCTCTGGCATTATTTCATTAATTTCTTGCTCTTTTTTAATTCTTTTAACTTTTTTCTCTTTTTCTTCATTATCTCTTAATTTTCTTATTAGCTCATCTACTTCTGGACTTTGCTTTGACACTTCATCACCTTTAAGATCAATATTATCTGATCGAATACTTCCTTGTAGTTTGCTCAAAACATCATCTAATCTTGTCGCTATATAATTATTTGCCTCTAATGACTTGTTAATCGCTTCTGCTAATGCAGGAAAATAAACTGCTATTCCTTTACTGTCCAACATCATATCAACTATTGATAATTGTCTCGGTATTTCTCTCGTCTTAAATATCTTTGCTACATCTTCTAATTTTGCAATAATATCGAAAACTGTTATATTTGCGAAAACTGTTTCTATTATGTTATCAAAATCTTTACCCTTTGATTCAACATTTGACTCTTCATTTTCTGAAACCTCTAATGGTTTATCTTTTGATGGAACTTCTTTTAATGGAACTGGTTCAGTTATTGTTTTTGGGGCAACCGCTTCTTCCGCCAATTGGGCTTCGGAAACAAGCAATTCATCTTCACCATCTGATACATTTAATGTATCAAAGACTTCAATATCATCTGCTTTATGATTATCTTTCTCATCTTCAAGATTTTCTTTTTCTGTTATTTTTCCTGTATCCAAGTTATCCAAAAAATCTGATATTCCTTTTGATATCGGCATATTCTCATTTGGCGCACTCTCCGGTGGATTTTGTGGCATTCCAGGACCCATTGATGGCAATCCTCCTAACTGTCCCTGATATTGTGCCGGAGGAGCCGGTGGTGCTGGATTTATAATTGGCATTTGATTTGCTCCTGGTGCAGAGCTTTCGTCGCCATTCGCAATCTTAAAAATTAACTGTGCCGCTTTAACAAAACCTTTTTTGGAAAGAACATTTCCTTCTCGAACAATCATATCCTCATACAATTTTGTCGTCGAGGATATTTTATTAACCATATTAACTTTTTTCTTCAATGAATATATCGCTTCTAATAATTCAGCTAATTCATCTCCTGCAAATAATCTTCCTTCATTGTTTCTTAATAATTTTTCTGCGCTATCCAATCTTCCTATTATCTTTGCTCGTTGCTTCTCTATAATAGATTTTTTCTCTTCTATCGGCATAACATTTGCCATCTGTTCTTGAACTTTATTAAAATCATTGCCGGAAACAATGGCGGATTGCTCCTGCTTTTGCGGCGAAGTATTAAAAAAATAACCTGGCGCTCCATCATACCACATTTGTGCTGTTTTATATTTCATATGAGATTTACCTTCATAAAATCTAACCCAATTAAGAAAATGATATCTCTCTATATCTTCCCAATCCTTCGTCACCATATTTATAGAAGAAACTCTATCCATTCCATTCTTTTCTGCATAATAAATATCACGAACCGCAGCTAACCATTTATCTATATTCGCTTTTGGACCTGCCTTCTGAAAAAACTCATTATTAGGATATGCTACCTTATCTAATTCATCTTTGATGAGAGCATCAAAATCAATATCTTCATCTTTTATAGAAGAAAGTATTTTATCTATCTTTTTAGCAAGCTCTATATCTTTATTTGACATTTATCTTTTCCTGCGTTTCGAGTTTTTTATTTATTGTTTCAGAGAGCATCTTTGCTTCCGCTAATCTCATTTCTGCTGGAATTATATCTTTTGATGGCTGCTTTAATTTGGAAAACTTCTCATTAAAAAGCTCTATCAAATATAAGCTTTTATCCGTATCTAAATGTGTCAACATCTCTCTAAAAATATCGTGAAAAAATGTTATATGCTCATCGATGAGAGAAACTGTTATGTTTGTGTTATTTATTGTCTGTCCCTGTGCCTGTGGCATCTCTGTAAACTTATAGTATTTTTCGAGGACGCCACTTAATGTGTTCACTTGCTCCATAAAAAGAGTATCTATCTTAATATTAACATTATTCTCTTCTGTTAACCTATCAAAAGTTAATGAGAGACGCTCTTCAATAGCGGCGGCGAGCCTTTTAATAATCTGACGAATATCTAATTCTTCATTTGCAGTTCTGGTAAGCAAATCTTTATAAGCACTATTCTTCTTAACCGATAAAGCAAGTTGCTCTCCTGGTGCTAATGTCATATTTGCTTTTGTCTTCAATAAATCATCTCGGATGACTGTATATGTATCAAGAAAATTATCCTTAAATGACTTTAAGTTTCTCTCCGTAAGAACAAATCTTTTTTCGTGCACATTGGAATACTTAGAAGAAAGCCAAGCTGAAACATCATCCTCAGATATACCAGATGAAAGCTTACTTATTATCTCATTTTTGTCAGGATGGTCAATGATCCGTTGCAGCATATTTTTGTTCATGGCTTATATCTATGTCGTATTATTAGCCGTGAAACAAAAAAAGCGATAGCTAAATATAACTATCGCTTCGCATTTATGTTTTATTTTCGATGTTAAGGTTTATTCGTGCCCAATCTTCCTTCTCTTGTATCAAAGATTGCATGATGATTTTCATGTGTCACCAGATCTGTTTGATGCTGAACTCCTCCGCCTGGTACCTTTGTTCCATTTTCAAGGGTATATCCATTCTCATAATCATAAACTTCGCCGCCCAGCTCACATTGCCACTGATGATCTGCTACGCGTGCCAATTGTGCACCTACATGTGATGGGCAATTTCGCCCCACTAATGGCTGATCGTGTATCTCCGTCGGCTGCATAATTTTAGCTTTTTGCAGTGCTTTTTCTATCTCAGGAATACCATTAGCCTTCTTCTGATCTTCTCTTGGCTGTTGATATTTTAATCGAAGCTGCTCTAATCTATCATCTTGAAGTTTCTTCAACTGCGAAGTTATATTAGGCTGCGCCGCAATTGTTAAAAGCAATTCATCAATTACTGCCGCCTGCTTTTTCAATCCCTCATCATTACTCTCATCAAAAGCAGTAGCTATTTCTGCTAATCCATCAATACCCTCCGCCGTTAACACCGAAGGCTGATCTGGCTCAATATGATCGACTAACTCAGCTGCTTTCTTTAATTCCTCCGCAGCTGTCGCGCAAGAACTCGCAACAATAGAAAGACACTCATCATCATATTCGGCAAGTAACATTGCCTCATTATTAGGAGATCCCAACCACTTTGCCATAGATATTAAAAGCTCAGATATTTTCATTTGTTTATCCTAACATATATGCGTCTTTATTCCGCACCTTTCAATATTTTTTCAATTTTCTCTTTTATATAAGGAGCATTACTCGGATAATGTCCTCGATTAATAGCATTAATAATTGTCGTCATCTCTTCTTTCATTTGCGGATTATTACGAAATACTTTACCCCAATCTTCTCTATCCTTTATTCCATATTCAGGTCCGTGCTGTCTTATAAAATCAACAATATCGTAGACTGATAATGGTGCTCTCTTCGGCTTAAATCTATTCGCCTCTTCATTTTCTTCCTCAAACGATATGAACTTATCAGGATTTGTCATCTCTATTTTTGATATTTTCTCTAACATTGAAAGAGCAAAGCTTAATATTCGAGAAACTCCGGCTCTTGCTTTTGCGAATTGCTGATCTCTTTTTGTTCGTTCAGATACGGTCGTCGCCCTTATCATCTCAAATATTAATGCGGAAACATCCGATAAATCAACGACCGATTTTTTATCATCGATAATTGGACGATGACTTTCTATAAGTCGAATTAACTCATTTAATGCCATTTTAAGATCATTTAACGATATTGTTTCTCTTACCTCAAAAAGATAATCAATTATGAAGAGAAGATTTTCACAAAACTTAGCACCAGCAACTACTTTTTTTTCGTGCTCAGAAACTGCTCCACTTGGACTTGCTTTTGCACACGCCTCCAAAATATTGAAAAGCTCGTGTGGATATTTGTAAAGCATAGCAATATCACTCCGAAGGCTTTTCTCTAATGCATCAGCATCAGAAACTGCGTATTTTATTTTTAACAACTTTGCAAACTTGATGATATCCATTTTTTATCCGAGTATTTTGCTCGTATTGAAAAGGACACTATCATAATCTGTATTCATACCTTTGCGATATAATGGTCGGCAATGACCATCTTCATCAACATATGTTTTATGAAGAGGTAAATTACAATGTCCGCAGTAAGGATGCTGACTTGCCGCGCTCTTAATTATCATTGAACATTTCTTTTCTTCAACCGGAGCACTCGCCGTTTTATTAAGCCCTCCTATAAATGCAGCAAAACCAATCGCATAAGCATTATCATTTCCAGATTTTTCAAGAATATTAAGAGCATCCTCAGCCTTAGCTGTATTGCCATCAGCTAACGCCTGCTTAATATTAGCAATTAGCTCACTCGGTTTTAATCCGTATAATGGAGAAGCGACAGAAGCAGCCTTAAAATCAGATTGATTATTTATGGATAACATATTTATTCCCTCTTTCGAGAAAGAAGAAACTGATCCATTACATAACATAATATCAGGTTTTGAGACCTTACCATTAGCTATTTTTACTGGAACCGTAAAACCAATTCTACCACCAGAAATAGAAACGGCATAAAATACTGTTCCCTCATTGCAGGCAGAAACTATCACTTGCGGGTTCTTATATCCAGCGGCAATTAATTCTCTCTCTATACTCTCTCTTCCTATTTTAATCTTATTCTCACCAAATGTAAAAGAAGCAACTCCATATGGCGACGAGAACTCTTTCTCAAAAGAGGAAAACTCATCACTCTTCGGAAGAACTACATCCTTGATAACAACTTCTGCTATTTTTTGCCCCAATATTGGCGTAGCATTTAATGATGCTTTTTCTTGTCTCTCCGAATTAAGTTTTATTAATGCCAATTCTGTATCAGATATTTCTTTATTGCCAGATATAGCATTTGTTAAAAATGCTAATATTGTCTTTGCCGTAGCCTTTAATTTCGCACCAGCATTAGAAACGATATAGTTTTTAACCTCTTGATTATTTATCTCGATAACACCAGTATTCCCTATGAAAACACCAGCGTCTGCAACCTTATTATTGACAACTTCGACAGGAACATATATTGATGTTACCCCTTTTGGAGTATCATAATCTGCCTTGATAAGAAGTATTCTCTCATTACCATCAGCTATTGAAACTTCCGTCGGATGTATTGTGCAATTATCTAATGATGAAGAAACAATTTTAACCGCTTTCTCCGCGGACACTTGTGCGTATGCACGAAGTGGAATAGAACTATCAAAAGCATTCGCTAACGCATTAGCAAGAACTTGATCCTTAATCTGATAAGGCTCAACCTCTTTGATTTCATACTTCGTTCTTTCAATTTTGGGCTCATATGCCGCGCCTAACTCATTTGGGAAAAGTTCGGCAAGTTTTGTTCCAGTAGAATACATCTTTTGGTAAAGAGAACGAAAATCTGCTTTCTTAATGAAAAGAGTATTATTTGATGCCATCTTCTCGATTACTCGCGACATCATTCCTATCGTCTGATCATAAGGATAAACCTCTTGATATTTAGCAAGTTTTGAGGAAAGTATTGGCGTCGCCAACTGTTCATTATCATCCAGCGTTTTCGCAAGAGAACTTACCATTTCTTGTATGCTATTTTTGCTCATAGAGTATTCCTTAGATAAGCTCCGGGTATTTAGAGAGTATTTCTTTTCTTACCGCTGGCGATAATTCGGAGAGAAGAGAACGAACTAATTTCTTATTTTCTGCTAACTTCGCAGGTAGATATTCGGCAACCTTGTCTAATTCGTTAGCAGGTATTCCTAATTTTGATGAAGCAATTTTAACAATAGGATCGCCTTTATATGAAACTTGTATCTGCCCCGCAATCTTGTTAAGAGAAACATCCCAATGCGAAGCTATTTTCTCTTCCTCAGGCTCGTATAATGCAACAATATAATCTCCATCATCAGCACTCTGCACCTGCCAAAGAGCCGCTGACTTATCATCATTCTTAAATCGAACAACATCAAACGCGACCTTCTCAATCTTATCTTGAACGTCAGAGAGCTTGTATGCTTTTTTAGTAAGCTTCTCACTCAATTTTTCTATGTCAATGGAATATTTTTTTTGCATATGGCTCCACAAAATAGTATATACTATTAATAATAGTATTTTATTCGTCAAAAATAAAAAATAAAAATGCCGCAGAGGCTAAAAATAACCCTGCGGCACTATGAATTATTCAGTTATTATTTTAATGCATAAAAATATCTCTTAGATATTTTTCATTATCACAATGAACTGGTGGATTTATATTTCCATCTGGATCATAAAAAAATCTTAAAACTGGATTTTTTGCCGTTGGTTCTTCAAGAACAAATCCAATTCTTTTATGATATATATTTATTGTTTTTGTTGTGAATAATCCATTTATACAATAAAGACAATCATATTTTATATATGGGACTGATGTATCAAACATATCTGTGCTACCAATAAACATTCTATTCCAGAGAAAAACTCTTTTAGAGGTATTTGTTGTGCTATCAATTCTATCCAATATTATATAAGCTGCATAATTTATTGTGCTTATTAAACAACTCTTATATCCATACCACTCATCTTTTTCCATTCTTCAATAAGCGGAATTAGTTCTTGTGTTGTATATCCATCTATATTAAGTGTCATAACTCATCTCCTTACATTATGCTTCTACCACTTCAATGACCTTATTTCATTCATCTTGGCTAATATTTCTTGTATTTTTTGATCGTTCTCTACAAGTCTCTTCATTTTTTTTATAGTTCCGCCATAAGATTTACATTTTCTTTTGTCGGAACTACTAATATTCTTTGGTAAATAAGATAGGTTCCCAAAAAGGTTTTTTGTCACGCTAGCTTGCCCTATTCCTAATTGTCCCGCAATTTCCATTTGTGTATATCCATCTCTTGTCAATTCCATAACTGCGCATTGTTTCTGTGTCAATCCAGTTCGGACAACTCTCCAAAACTCAATCTTCAATTGATCTTCCAAATCGAGCAACTCTTCATTATACTCAAATGGATTTAATCGAGAATAGATACTCTCTCCATTAGAAAAAGTTTCCATCATTTCATTAGAAAAAGCGCTCTCCGTCATTAAGTGTTGATATTGTTGTGATCTTGCAGGTCGTCTTTCTTTTTTTTCTCGATAAGCCATTCATATCTCCTCTTTAAGGGCTTAAGTATTATATATCAATCATATCGCCCTCTATAATATATTTCAGCTCTTCATATGATTTTTCTTGCAAGAATTGATCAATATCTTTAACCTCCTTTGGCAGATAAAAGTTTTGTATATTTGCAAACTCTCCAAACCTCTCAATAATATTTTTTCTTCCTTTTTCGCCCGCCTCATCATTATCAAGCAACAAGATTATATTATCTGTATATCGTTTTATTAATGCAAATTGCTCATATGACATATTAGAGCAGGATAATGCGACAACATTTCTCAACCCATATTGATATGATTTGATAACATCAAACTGACCTTCGACGACAAAAACCATATTTCTTTCCAAGATTTCCTTCTTATTCTCATATAATCCGAAAAGATAATTACCTTTCTTAAAAACTGTATTCTTATATTTTGCTATACCTTTTGCTTTTCTTTCATCCTCTGGCAATAATGTCCTCGCAACCAAAGCGACAATACCGCCATATGTATCTCTAAACGGGACAACTAATGGATAATTCTCAAAATAGGAAGGGAATACTTTTCTCACCGAATGTGCATCTCCTATTTCCTTAGAAAACAAAAGCTTACTTTCTCTTAATATATCCTCGCCGACTATCGATATCAATGTTTTAATTTTATCACCTTCTGGATAATAACCAAATTGAAAAAAGCTTTGACTTTCTTTTGATATACGATTATCAATATAGGATCGACATTCTTCTGCTTCTGGATAGTAAGAAAGTAAATATTGGCAGGCAGAGATAATTTGATTAAGCATTATATAATGCTATGCCCCTTTCTTAATTGTTCTTTCAACATATTAATAAATATTGGTGATAATTTATCAAGCTTCTTTTTGCAATTTGAGCAAACGACCTCTCCATTAAGGAGCTTTGGCTCTCCTTCACGATTACATTTATCACATTTAACTGAATAAGAGCTGGTGCTTTTCTCTCTAAATTGTTTTATCGCTTTCATTTGCGATTTTGCAAAATATGTTATGTTATTCATTTCTTTATCGCAGAGGGAGCAATATACCTTTTCAGTCTTCGGATCGATAACTGGTTCATTTTGCTTTTTGCAATTTTCACAAACTATACTAAATGGCATATTATTTCTCCTCAATATTGATTGCTATTTCTGTCTCTGGCACTGGTTTTAATGCAGCTATCAATCTTTCAATATCCATTGGATAATTAATATTAATTATTACCTTTTGATTTCCATTATTCGGACCTAAATCTGGCAGGACGACCTCATCTTTATTTTTAGAAAGTGGAGGAATAGTTATCTCGCTTTGTCCATTGATTGTAGGCACATAGATAGAGCATCCCTCTAATGCGTCGAGAAGAGATATTGATGCGTCGTGGACTACTTCATCATTCTCTAATCTTAATCCATCCTGTGGTGTGACAGATAGATGAAGCAATGCCTCCGTATACTGATCCATATTCATAACAGAACCAATAAAATGTCCCATTCCTTGCAATCTTAAAACATTATCAGAGGTAACGCCAGATGGAATATTTACATTAATAGAGACCGTCGC